GCTACGAGCACGCCGACTTTTAGCGTGAGCTGTCCTCCTCCGCCTGCCATTGGTCCTGCCATTGGTGAAGCAGTCACGGGAAAGCCGCCCCCTGCGCCGGGAGCGGCTGATTTTTGCGCAAATACCTGTAATAGTTTTTCTGCCAGGACTTCTGCGCCGGTCTCCATCGGCAGGACAACTTCTTCCTGCCTGCCTTCGCCAATTTGAAATATTCCGCCGGGAGGGCGGACGAGCCCGCCTTCTTGGAGTCCACGAATAACAGCCTTCAATCCTTCCAAGGCGCCCACAGTAGGGAGAACTTGGGCGGCCACTACCGCCAAGTGGCCTAAAGAAGCGCCAAAGGTCTGCAATGACCATGCCCAAGCAATAGCCTGCGCCGCCATCGCTTCAGCGATGATTTTTTTCTGAATACCGGAAATAGTGGAAATAAGCATATCTTTTACTGCATCTTTTAAGCTCTTGGAACCACTGCTAACAGAATCAACGAAACCTACAAAAGATGCAGCAGCCGCCTCCGAAGTGCGCCGATACACATCCTGTTCTGTTTCAAGGATCTTTTTTCTTTCCATCGCGTAATATTCTGTGATGGAAGTTGTGTCAGCCCCTAGTTTTTCCGCTTTTCGTATCTCTTCCTGCATTGCTTCTTCGATGATCTCAAGCCGAATTTGAGTTCTTTCTTCTACTGTTTGAACAGACCTCAACGCCATTTGTCGCTCTGATTCTAACGCTTTATCGGCCCAAGATTTCTCCATCTCGGCACGTTTTTGGCTCGCTTCGCTGATAATTTTATTTTTTTCATTTTCATAATATTGGCGGATGAGCATAGTGTCCCTATTTTGCTTTTCCGCCTCTTTTATAGCCGATTCGCGTTCTTTCTCCAGAAGCTTCAATCGGATCTCGGTCTGTTCTTCTAATGTGTCAGATGCCTGAAGTTGCTGCTCCAGAAGTTTTTTAACCCATTCCTCTGCAGCCTTTATTTGTTCTTCTTGCGTGTAAATTAGATCCTGTTCAGCCTGATCGAGATTTTTGACCGCTTTTTCTGTCTCAACTACCGGTGGGACAAATTTCTCAAGTTCCAGCTTCGCCTGCTTGGTTGCTTCATTCATCTCTTTCCGCGTCTGGACTGCCTCTTTTTCCGCATCTATCATGTCGCGCACTTTATCCTGTAATCCTTCCACAGCGCTGCCCACGCCGGGAATGAATGAAGTAAATTGACCGAGGGCGTCTAGGGCAGAAGCAACGAATTCCAGGATGGCGATCTTGGCGCCGGAGAAAACGTCCAGCGCTAGATTTGCAATAGCCGTCCAAGTTCGCTGCAACCAATCGGATATTTTCTCCCAATTGTTGTATACAGCAATTCCAGCGGCTACCAAACCGGCCACGGCCAGGACAATCAGGCCAATGGGACTTGTCAGCGCCGCCATCACCGGGGCCAAGACTTTCATGGCAGTGATAATTTTTCCTGTTACTATCAATACCGGGCCAAGCGCTGCGGCAAGTCCGGTCACTGCCAGAATTATTTTCTGTGTTCGGGGATCAAGGTTGCCAAACCATTCCACCAAAACGCCTATTCTTTCAGCAAAGGATTGGACGAGTGGAATGGTAGTCTCTTTTAGCATTGGAATGAGATCATCAACAAAGATAGGAATCAATCTCATACCCAGCTCCTGGGAGGCTCCCTCAATTCCTTTTTGGAGCCGGAGCATGTCATCGTTGAACTTGGCGGCTTTGTCGGCTGCTTCCTGGTCAAAGATGATGCCGAGTTCATGCGCTTCTCGACGCATCTCCGCCAGGCCTTCCGCGCCCTGAGACAGCATGGGTAGAAGTTGGGTTCCGGCACGGCCAAACACTTCCTGCGCCAAGGCAGCCCGACGACTGGGATCTTCTAATTCAGCAATAGCTGTAGTGAGTCTTTCAAACTGCTCTTCAGGAGACAGCTTTCGTAGATCTTCGTAACTTAAATTCAGGGCTGACAGAGCATCATTGGCTGTAGCAAGTCCCTTTTCTGCATCAAATAGGACTTTCTGCATCCGCTTGACGCCCTTTTCTACCGTATCGATGGAAGCTCCACTAAGCTGCGCGGCATGGCGAAATTCAGAAAGCGCTTCTGTGGAAAAGCCGGTCCGTAGGGCCATTTTCTGGATCTCGTCACCGGCTTTGGCGGTTCTCGTAGTGAGGGCCAGGACTCCGGCGCCAAGGGCAACCAGGGGACCTGTCACAAGAGTGGTCATGTGCTTGCCGGTATCGGTCACTCTTTTACCGACAGTCTCAAACTTTTTGCCGAGCTTTTCCGCTCGGTCTTCAATTTCTTCGACGCCTTTTTTGACTTCGGTCGCGCCGTCTAGTGCTATTTTACCGAGAAGCTTAAATACCTCCATGACAGATCACCTCGCTTTCTTCCGCCGGGACAACATGCTGATGATTTTGCGGCTGTCCTCCAATGCTTTTTCTACCATCTGTTTTTTCTCTTCCTGAGTCAGCGGCTTTCGTTCCAACAGTCCGAGATTCTGTAAATGCTGTTCAAAGCTTTGTCCCTTGGACATGCCGTACTGCCAAGCCAGATAAGCCAGACTCGCAACAGAAGCGTTTCTTTGTGTCCGCTCACTTTTTTCTCGGTCATATAAGATGTTCAGCTTATTTTGAAAACTCTGAAACGGGAGAGAATTTACTTGATTATCTGTCCATCCATACCTGGCTTGGATCAAGTCGATTTCCGCATATATTTGCTGCTTGACTGATTTATCTTTCTGTACAAGCCAGAGACTTTTTGAAAAAAACCAACAAGATCCTCGCTCTCCGCCAGGCTCTCGATGATGGTCAGAGGCGTGTCAATGGGGAGCTGGTCAAATTCTTCCGGGGTTTTGCCCACGAGAGAAGCTCCCCACTTTTTCAAGTCGCCTTCGGCGTACTCTATGAGCAGATCAAAAATATAAAAAGCCAAATTCAGTCCGGCTTCCAGTGTCCCCTGTTCCTTTTCTTCTTCAGTTTCTTGCTTATCTTTATCCTTTTTGTCCCCGGAAAGCGGTTTGATCAGGTTAATGATTTCTTCTCTCCTCTCTCCGGTTATTTTTTTCAGCATTCCCGCGACAGTAAAAATATCCCGGACCTCCAAGCTCCTGACAATCAATTTCTCTTTTTTTCTTGCAATCTTTTTTGCGTCAGGCTCAGACATTATTTAACCTCCCTTTCGAAAATGAAACGGAACAGAGGGGTCAAGTTTCAACCCCTCCGTTATGATGTCGTTTCTTTTGGATGCAGAATATCCCAAGGTTCAGTATCTAGGTCATCGGCATCGAATCGTCCCTGGAATGTCACAGCTAACACAGACTCGTCTTTGTGGGCGGTAGTTATTCCCATGTCGCCCTCGGCGAGAGCGTTTTTGATTATGCCGACAAACGGCTCGTTGGTTCCGTTTACTCTACCGACCAAAGCGATATTATCAATGTAGTCACTGAGGGCGATTTCCAATGCGCGGGTAATCCTCTTGTGAGTAGAACTTTCCGCAGGAAAATCAACCGCCGAAGCGCCGGGAAGCGCACGAAGAAACTGTTCAGCGTTTATTTCAACGAAATTGGCAACTATGATGGGGATAACAGTAATGAGTCTATCCATTCCTTCCACTTTGCCCATAGCGCCATCAACTTCCATCGCCCGGATTTCCTGGTTCACCGTGAAGCTGTTTCCTCCACGGGTAGCGCCCATGAGAGACCAATTTTCCGGATTATTATAGTCTTCATCATCGAAATAGTAAACGGCGCCTGCATCGATGATGAAGTTCTCTACCGTCCTGGTGGTGACTCCGTGTGTTTTTAAATCGGCCAGTGCCATATTAATCGCTCCTTTCTAAGATTTGTTCAATTTCAACTTTCCGATCATATCTTACGTCAAACCGCATTGTCCGGCGGAGAATCCCTTCCGTCTCTTCTGGAATGGGCTCGTCCGCCGCGATATAAAAACGGGCATTACATATTTTTTTCACCTCTTCTCCGTTTTCCGTTATTGTAACAGGCAGATTTTTCTGGTCCAGCAGGGCTATGATCCTTCCCCGAATCGCCAGGATCTTTGTCCGAGTGGTGTTGTAATCCCAGATGTCAAGCCAATACGTGGCATTTGCCACCAGGGTTAATCCGGTATAATCATTGACTATTCGGTGTACCAGATAGGGAAAACTGGCGTCCTTCGACGCCAGTTCCAGGTGTAGCCAATCTTCACCGACCGGCCGGTTCGGGTTTTCCGTCAATTCCTGTAGATCCTCGTCCCCTTTCAGGTAGCTGTAAATATTCGTTAGAAGCGGATTCTGCGTCTCTTTGGATTCGGACATCAGAACCACTCCTCGCTCAGGATGTTCCGTATCTGTCCTTCATTGATCTTCAGCGGAGGAGCCAGCCACGGCCGGGGACGCATTTTATACGTCCCGATCTCCAGGAAGAGGCCGTAGAGAAGCGGAGTTCCGACAACTCCCTCAACTCCCCTCGGGGTCTCCCTGACTTCCTGCGCTATGCTGGAGAAAAGCCGGGTAGTCCGTATGGCCGGGCTTTCCCCGGGGGCGGAAGCAGTGTAGGTCTTTTGCGTTCCCGGCACCTTATATTCCCGCCCTGTCTTTGGTCCGGTCATGTACTCTACCACTTTGCCGCGCGCAAAAGAAGCGGCTCGTGTCATCCGTTTTTTCTGCATCTCGTCAATTTTCCCCAACGCTTTCGGGACATTGCTTTTAAACGTCGCCTTAATTCCCACTGCTTTCCACCTCCCGAACCGGAACGGTTGTTTTGTGCCGTCCCATACCGACATATTTTGGCGGCGCCACTATCTCATAATGCTGTCCATTCCATTTTAGCCTGTTTCCTGACAAGCTCAACTTTATTTTTTGCGGAAACTTGGCTATATAGCTAATATTGGAATATCCCAGCTGCTGATATTCCGCCTGCCCTTTTGTGTCGATAGAAGACATGAGTCCCCAGACTGTCTTGACGTTCGGCCAGGAGACTTCGGATCCCAGTGGGCCGGTAGTCTGTTCTCTCTTTTGAATCGTTATCTTGTCCTGGTATACGCCCAGCATACCATCACACCCCCACGATTTTACGGTAGGGCCAGAGATCGATCAACTCTTCTTCTTCCCAGGCAATGCTGCCGAAGCCGTCTTCCCGCTCGGAAGAAGTCCCGGAAAATCGCTTTATATACTTGCGCGCCATGATGGCAAGTACCCAGGCTTCGATGTCTTCCGGGATCTCTTCACCTGGATACTCCTCCAGTTCCCGCTGGCAAAAATTATCCGCTTTGCGCTTGGCGGCCTTGACCAGCTTTTCAATTAACTGATCGTCAAGTGTCTCAAGGAGAGACTTTTCACTGCCGTCTCCCTCGTGTGCCTCAATGACTAGGCGAAGATAACTTTTAGCCTGCTCCAATGTTATTTCCAGATTGTCATATATAGCAGTTACCACCAGAATCACTTCCTTCTCCTATAGCCATGTACGCGCATATGCGACCCCAAAGCGCCTTTGTTTGTGGTCTCGTGGCCGCAAATGGAACAGTAAAATTTGTCGCAGTCGTGCCTTCTCATGACGGCGAGATTAGGAAACGTTTGACCGCACCGGCTGCACCTGTGGGTGATCGAAACATTAGTCTCCTTTTCGGAGCTTTCGGGATTCTCGGGGTTTGTGTTTGTCTCAACATCCGGGGTTTCCGCAGGGCTGACTAGTTTGTTTGCGCTTGGACCTGCCTGTTTGTTTTCCGAGGGTCCCGGCTTACCGAATATCCCTGACGTCCCTGACGCCCTCCCCCGAAAGGGCCGGGCGAGCTTCTTTTTCTCCAATTGTCTCGCCACTGCCGGCGGGACAAAAAATCTCTCGTTTTCTACATAGCTGTCAGATCCCCGGATAAACGGTTTTTCAGCGATCATCTGTTCCATTTTTCTTCCTCCTTCCTTCTCCTACGCTTAATTATTTTCTGAATGATCAATATTGATAGCACATCTACAATGTGGCCAGCCCTCTATCAAATAATTCCTTCCCCCGCTCAGCATCCACTTTAAATTTATCACCAGGCATTATTTGTTTTATGCCAAGCGTAAACGATTTTTCAGCCGTCAATTCCACTTTTCTTCCAGGCGAATATGTTATATATTTTGCATTAGGATTTTTTTCAATGGTTTTCAGTATAGCTTTAGCGGCTCTTTCAGCGGCAGTGCCGTCTCGAATCGGATAAACATAATCAAGTATTTCTTCGCGTCGCCGTTGCACCTCAGGTGGATCTTCCAATGCTCGTTCAATTGCCGGTATTAATTCATTTGGTCCGTCTACCTGTATTCCAACATCGGCGGCCTTCCAGAAGCGGAGTCCTTGTTTTACTTTTTTATCATGCCAGGGAGCATTCAGCAGAATTACCGGCCTTCCCGTACTGGCAAATTCAAAAATGGTGCTGGAAATATCGCAAATATAAAGATCGGCTTTTTCTAAAACTTCATCAAATCTTTCTATAAACGGGATCCCGAGATGCGCAAAAATTCCTTTGGCTTTTCTTGTCATTTTAGGATGACAGTTGCCATACAAGACCCAGCTTTGATCTAATAATTTAGGGAGATAATTTACATAGTGGCTCCAAGCTCCCTTTATCAATTTTGCATATCGGGAGCTCCAGTGCTTATCCTGCCAATCCCAGGTGAAAGAAATCACAACCACTGGAGGATCATTTCTCTCCTTTTCCCCTATTTTTTTATGCCACTTATCTAGTTTGGGACAACCGATAATTTCCACGGGAATACCGGGCCGATTTTTTTTAAATATTTCGGCAGCGTGGTAGCCGGGAGCTAAATATAACAGTGTTTTATCGTAATATTTTGCTGTGCTTTTTATCAAAGACATGGGGGACAATACTCTTGGAAAACCAAACGTGTCCCCGCACGAATGTTCCATAATGATGGGTTGTCGCCCAGACCGAACTATTGATGAAATACTGCCGCCGCAAGAAGTTATAACCGGGTATCTATATCCTTTCAACATCATTGCCCCGGTTTTATTGCGAAAAGATTGGAAAAAAATATCACGGTGATTTCGCTGCGTTTCCTTTAAAGCACGGTCATGTACCCAAAAGGTTCCTCTGACATTTTCAGGCAACTTACGCCAAACCGGCGCTAAATGATCCGCCATTCGCGCCATGGAAACTAGCGCATCTATTTTCATGTGAATTTTCTCCTTAATTTCCGCATAATCGGCAATTCACTTTCATAGATTTTTTTAACTCCGTCCCCCAGCGCTTTCTCAATCTCCCGAGTGTCCCGAACTAAACGACAAAGACCCCAAGGCTCAAGAGAAGCAGCCTGGTCACTTCCCCACATAGTCCGGTCAAGAGTGATATGCCGCTCTATCATACAAGCGCCCAAAGCAACGGCTGCAAGGCTTGTTTGCAATCCTCGTTCATGGCCAGAATAACCCACAGGGACCCCATATCTTTCTTTCAGAGTCTGAATAACCCGAAGATTTAATTCATCATTTTCCGAAGGATAAGTACTAGTACAATGAAGCAAAATTAAATCCTTTGTTCCCAAAATTTCTACCGCATGATCAATTTGTTCAATAGTACTCATTCCGGTGGATAAAATAATTGGTTGATTATATTGGCGATGATGTTTAAGCAGCCCATCATCAGTCAAAGAAGCGGAAGCAATTTTAAA